AAGCGAAATGAAAACGCAATTAAAAGATAAAAATATAAATTACACAATAAATTTTGAATACAATTTCAATCTTATAAATGACGTTATCTAAATGGAAGTAAAACTTTTTATTTATCAAGAATCGACAATTGTAATTCAAGAACCAATTTCAGCGGATAGCACTTTAATAAGTGCGGATAGTACATTGATAACTGCGGACCGAACATTCAATTCGATTTATAATGTTGAAAGGACTGCAATTCCTATTGACTTATTCAACGACGAAGTAATTTCTTTGACATCGTCGATACAAAATATAAATGATATTTCTAAAATCTTTACAGATTACACACAATCGTTCACGGTTCCAGCGTCAAAATTAAACAATGAAACGTTTCGTCATTGGTACGAAAACGAAATTGACAACGGATTCAATCAATTAATTAGATACGACGGATTTATTGAAATTGACAACGAAATATTTCGTGTTGGAAAGTGGCAATTGGAAAGTGCATCGGTAAAACAAAATAAAATTGAAAATTATAAACTTACTTTTTATGGTGTTCTAACTTCTTTGACTGACAAATTTCGTGAAGACAAATTGAAAGACTTGGAAACGTTAAACGATTATACAATCGAATATTCTGGACCAAACGTTGAAACAAATATTGAAACAACAAACAATGACGACGTTTCATTTCCTTTGATTAGTTCAAGCAAAGTTTGGCAATATGGTGGTGGCGGTTCTACAATATTAAATTGGGACATTTCAAACAATGCAACGCCGATGTCTTATACTGAATTATTTCCAGCGTTGAAAATCGCAAGAATATTTGATGCAATTGAATCAAAATATAACGTTTCATTTCAAGGAAATTTCTTGACACAATCAAGATTCACTGAAGCGTTTTTGTGGTTAAAAAATAAAGAAACATTCGCACAAACTTCAGCGCCAGTTCGTATTGATATTTCAACAATTTCAGTTGACACGGGCGGACAAGTTACTTTTGATTTATTAAATAATACTTATGATGTAGTCATAAACGATTCAAATCAAGCGTCTGGAACTATTATTTTAAATGCTTATTTATCAGTAAATTCAACCTGGATTGTTTCTGTTTTTAAAGATAATCAATTTTATATAAATCAAAGCGGAACGGGAACTGCAATAACTTTAAATTTACCAAACGAAAACGGGACATATTATTTGACAATTCAAACAAGTTCGTCGTGTACTTATAATTCAGATATTATTGCACAATATCAAGAATGGAATGATCCGTTCGGATATTTTGAATGGATAACACACGAAACAATTGGCGCTGGATCTGGTGCTACAAATTCACAACTTGACTTGACACAATACGTTCCAGATATGAAGGTTTCGGATTTCGTTTCTTCAATTTTAAAAATGTTTAATTTAACGGCGTTTTCTGAAAACGAATCAGTTTACACTTTGGAACAACTTGAAAATTGGTACTATCAAGGACAAATCAAAAACTTGACAGAATACACGATTACAGATTTGGAATTTGAAAGAATAAAACCATATAAGAAAATAAATTTCGAGTACGAAAAATCTGAAAGTTTTATGAATCGTGCTTTCTTTGATAGTGGTGCGCGTGAATATGGAAATTTAAGCACGGTTTTCAATACAGACGGAAACGATTATACAATCAAACTTCCATTTGAAAATTTACTATTTAACAAATTCACTGGAATCAATTTACAAGTTGGCTATTCAATCAATAAAACGTTTCAGACTTACATTCCGAAACCAATTATTTTGTACAAACTTGGAAACGTTGCAAGTGGTGACTTTAAATTCAATAACGGAACGACAACAAGCACGATTGCAAATTACAATGTTTTCGGTCAAGACGTAAACTATCAAAATACAAAACAAACTTTGAATTGGGGCATTGAAATAAGTTCTTATTATTTGAACACAATTACAAACACTTTATTTCAAAACTATTATTTTAATTATTTAAGCAATTTATATTCACTTAAATCAAGAATGGTAAAAGTTTCAATGCGACTTCCTTATTCTGAATTATTGTATTTAAAATTAAACGACCGAATTGTAATTCGTGACAAAAGATATATTATAAATCAATTCACGACAAATTTACAAACGTTTGAAGTTCAAATGGAATTGATTCAAGATTTTAGAAATATTCTTTTTGACAATTCAATTCCAAGAACGATTGATTCTTCAGCGCAAACTTTAAGATTTGACACAACATCGGTTGAACCTTTGACGTGGGAAATTCAACAAGATTTAAACGGACAGATAATTTCAATAAATGATTTTGATTCTTATGTTGAAGTTGAAACAAAAGCAAATACAACTGGAGTTGATTTATTTTATAGTATAATTAGCAATAAAAATGACATAATCGTAATTACTCAAAATGGATAATTTAAAACAATTACTAAAATTGGCACAAGATTTTCAAGACAATGAAATCATTGCAAGTGCAAAAGGGAAATATCAATTTCCGAAAACTTTTAAAGAAATAATTAAAAAAGCAAGACAATGGCAATTGAAAAGGTAATTGACGTAAAAATACAAAGTGAACAAGCGGAAAACGCGGTCAAATCTTTAAAGCAACAATTTCGTGAGGCACAAAACGAAGTCAACGAATTAAGTTTGAAATTCGGTGCAACCTCACAAGAAGCGGTCAACGCCGCAAAAAAAGCATCTGAATTAAAAGACGCAATCGGTGACGCAAAATCTTTGACAGACGCATTCAATCCAGACGCAAAATTCAAGTCTTTGACTTCGTCTTTGTCTGGTGTTGCTGGTGGATTTACAGCCGTTCAAGGTGCAATGGGTTTACTTGGAACGCAATCTGAAGACGTTGAAAAAACACTTTTAAAAGTTCAAAGCGCAATGGCTCTTTCAACTGGGTTGCAACAACTTGGTGAAAGTGCCGATGCATTCAAACAATTAAAAGCGGTTGCAATAAATGCTTTCAACGGAATAAAAGCCGCTATTGGTTCAACTGGAATTGGTTTACTTGTCATTGCACTTGGTACTATTTACACATATTGGGACGATATAAAAGAAGCCGTTTCGGGTGTGTCTGAAGAACAGAAAAAATTGAACGCATTAAGTCAAAAAAATCTTGACGCAGAAAAAGGAAAACTTGACGCAATCGGAAACCAAGACAATGTTTTGAAATTGCAAGGCAAATCTGAAAAACAGATTTTGCAAATGAAAATCGCCCAAACGGACCAAACAATCAAAGCGGGTGAAATCAATATTCAAAATCAAATTGTTACAAACAAATTAGCACTTGACGCAGAAAAAAGAAACTATAAACTTTTGCGTTCGGTTCTTGATTTCTTGACAATTCCAATAAGCACCATATATCAAATGGGTGCAAAAGCAATCAATGGTGTTATTGAATTAGTGAATAAAATTCCAGGCGTAAACATTGAAGCACGAGTTGACGAAAAATTAATTGAAAAAGGAAAGGATTCTTTGGCGAAATTACTTTTTGATCCAAAAGAAACTGAAGCCGAAGGAAAAAAAGTTGTTGCAGAACAAAAAAAATATTTAGACAAATTAAAAAACGACAAAGCGGGTTTGCAATTGCAAGTAAAAGCAATCGACCAAAAAGCAAGTGACGACGCAAAAGCAAAAAACGAAGAAGCGAGAAAAAAGGCAGACGAAGCAAATCAAAAAGAAAAAGACGAACTTCAAAAACAAAAAGACGCATTAAAATCAATTGAAGAAAAAGCGTCAAAAGAACTTGAAGACTTAAAAGCGAAAACGGACCGCGAAAAATTAGAGTTGCAAAAACAACGCGATTTGGAAGAACTTGACAATGTGAAATTGTCTGAAGAAGAAAAAGCAAAAGCAAAAGCCGATATTTTAGAAAAGTATAAAATCAAAGGCGAAGAACTTGACGCAATTGAAGCGGAAAAGAAAACGACAAAAGAACTTGAAGACAAGCAAAAAGAACTTGAAGACCAAACACTTACTTTTGAAGAACGAAGAACAATTCTTGACGAACAAAATACAATCATTACTGAAGGCGATTTTAAGACTGAAGAAGAACGCACAAAAGCAAAAGAAGCGAATGTCAAAGCAAGAATTGAACTTGACAAATTAGAAGGAAAAGCAAAGATTGACGCTCTTGATGCCGTTTCAGCAACTTTGGCTGGTGCATCTGAATTACTTGGAAAAGAAACGGCGGGCGGAAAAGCGATGGCGATTGCAAGTGCAACAATATCAACTTTTTTAAGTGCGCAAAAAGCGTATGACGCGACGGTCGGCATTCCTTATGTTGGACCATTTCTTGCGCCAGTAAACGCGGGACTTGCAATTGCATCTGGTATTAAAAACGTTAAGTCAATTTTATCTGTAAAAGTTCCAGGTGGTGGCGGTGGTTCAGCACCTTCGATTTCGTCAAGTGCGACGGGCGGTGCTACTTCAGCACCACAATTCAACGTTGTCGGAAACGCTGGAACAAATCAACTTGCGTCAAGTTTAGGAAGTGCAATGCAACAAAATCCGATTCAAGCGTACGTGGTAAGTGGTGCGGTTACAACGGCGCAATCATTAGACAGAAACATAATTTCAAACGCATCACTTGGATAAAAGTTTATAACAAAATCATTAATTTTAATTATTATTATATGGAAACATTCGAAGTAATTTTCAACGAAGGACAGACAGACGGAGTTTTTGGCATTTCATTAGTAGAAACACCAGCAATTGAGTCAAATTTTATTGCATTGAGTAAACAAAAAGAAATTAAATTGTCGACAATAGACAATGACAAAAGACTTTTACTTGGTGCGGTTTTAGTTCCAGACTTGGAAATTTACAGAAATCAAAACGGACACGAATTTTTTATCAAGTTTTCAAAAGAAACGATTCGCAAATCGATGGAAAACTTTTTTAAAATGTCGTATCAACAAAATTCATCATTAGAACACGACAAAGAAATTGAAGGTGTGACTTTTGTTGAATCTTGGATAAAAGAAGACGATGTTCACGACAAGTCTGTTCAATACGGAATGAATGAACCAATTGGCACGTGGTACGCAACAATGAAAGTTGACAACGATGACATTTGGAACAATTACGTTAAGACTGGGCAAGTAAAAGGATTTTCCATTGATGGAATGTTCGATTTGGAAAAAATCAATTTAACACAAACAAATATGAATTTAACTGAACAAATTACGAATGCAATCAAATCTGGATTTGATGCAATTTTGAATAAGACTGAAGAAGTCAAAATCGAAATGGCACAAATGAAATTGATTGACGGTGTTACTATTTTGGAAGCGGAATCTTTTGAACCTGGACAACCAGTTTTTATCGTTGCCGAAAATGGCGATTTGATTCCAGCACCAATTGGAGAACACGAACTTGAAGACAACACAATTCTTGTAATTGTTGAAGAAGGAATTATTTCTGAAATCAAAATGAAAGAAGAAGTTGAAACTGAAGAAGAAGTTGTTGTTGAAGAAGAAGTTGAAATGTCTAACGACGCAACAGAAACTTTGACAAACTTAATCAAAGAAATGATGATGCAATTTTCAAAACAAGTTGCAACAGAAATTGAAACAATCAAAGGCGATTTTTCAAAACAAATTGAAGAATTAAAACTTTCAAAAGAAGTGACACCTTCGGTAAAAGTTACACCAGAAACAAAAGAAATCGTTTCTGTAAATTTAACAAAAAAACAAAGAATTTTAAACAACATTAAAAATTTAAACAACTAAAAAATGGCTACAACTACAACAGTAACATCAAATTACAATGGAAAAGCGGCTGGTGCAATCATCGGTCAAGCGTTCAAAGAAATTGACACAATCGCAAAAAACATTGTGACAATTGCTGAAGACGTTAACTTCAAATTAGCATTAAGAAAAATTCAGTACACTAACGGAACAACCGCTTATTCTTGTGGTTTCACTCCAGCGGGTGCAATGGTTTTAAATGAAAACACATTAGAACCAAAAAAATTCAAAAACGATTTAGACGTTTGTAAGGAAGATTTCCGTGCAACTTGGTCTGACGGAATTATGGGTGCAAACGCATCAAATCCAAACGCACCAGCGGACATAATGGAAGCAATCCAAATGGAAGTTTTAGGCGCAATGGCTGAAAAATTAGAAACTGACATTTGGCAAGGTTCAGACGCAAACGCTGACGAATTTGACGGATTCATCACTTTATGGGATGCTGACGCTGACATCATAAAAGGTGGAAACGGATTGACAAACCCAAGTGCGGTTGTATCTGAATCAAACGTTTTAGATTCTTATTTAAAACCAGCATTGAACGCGGTTCCTTACGCTTTAAGACGTAAAGAATTAGTAGTTGCGGTTTCACCAGACGTTGCACAAATGTACGCTTTCAAATTGGCTACTGCTGGAGTGACTAACGGATTAGGAAACACAGATTTCACATTATCAATTGGTCGTTATGCAATTGAAGTTGTGAATGGTTTACCAGACAACACGGTTTCAGTTTTCGAAAGAAAAAATCTTGTTTTCGGAACTGGTTTACTTGCAGATTATAACACTTTCACTTTAGTAGACGAAGACGAAATCGGTTTATTAACTGGAAAAGTACGTGGAAAAGTTGTTTATGCGGCTGGGGTTGGATATTACAATCCAAGTGAAATCGTTTGGTTAACTTACGAAGCATAATTCACAAAAATAAAAAACCGACATTTGAAAAAGTGTCGGTTTATTAAATAACTTTAAAATAAAAAAATATGTCTTGTTTAGTTTCAAAAGGGAAATTACTTAATTGTAAAGACCAAAAGGGTGGAATAAAATCTGTTTATTTCGCGAACGGAACTGCTGACGATTTTGGATTTGTAATATCTGCGCATCAATTGACTTCATTGGGAACTTTAGACGAAGTTTTCAAATACGAAGTAAAAGCAACAACAAACACTTTGACTGAAACTGGAACTTCTTCGGAAGACAACGGAACATTCTTTGTTGCTCAAGCATTAGCGATTACATTGCCAAAATTATCAGCGGATCTACAAGCACAAGCACAATTGATTTGTGCTGGAAGACCAAGCGTTTTTGTTGAAGACTACAACGGAAACATTGTTCTTGTGGGTGCTTATAATGGTACAATGTCGAATATGACAAAAGTAACTGGTGGTGCATCTGGCGATTTGTCTGGATTTACTTTAGCCGTAAATGCTGAAGAAAAAGACAATTCACCATTCTTGGATTCACCAATGAAAACTGCATTAAAATTATTAGTTTCTGACGTGGTGGTTTCATAAAAATCGGGATTTAATTGTTAAAAACGCATTGCATTGATTTGTAATGCGTTTTTTTGTGTTACAAAAGCAAATTTAATTGTTATTTTATTATGGTAGTATTCAATCCGACAGACGAAATTCATTCTTTGCGTTGCATTCCAAGAAATCACGCTGAAGTTGTATTGCTTAAATTACGCAATGAATTAAAAGACACGACAGAAACATTCGAAATTCCAGCACTTCAATACAATTCTTATATGGTTTTAGAATTTATTAAGACATTTGTTGAAGGCGAAAGTTCGGAAATCGAAATATTTGATTCAATTACGAATGATTTGTTGTATCGTGGAAAATCTTATGCGACATCGCAAACAGATTTGGAAAATTACAAACTAACAAAAGGCGTTTTAAAAGTATAAAATGGAAAACAAAGTACAAATATTTCAATTAGCAAACTACAATAGACCAGAAATCAAAGAAGTTTCGGGAAAAAAGTGGGTTTTAAACGGCGAAAAGAATCAATTTTATTATGATATTATTGACGCTTACAACGGATCGCCTACAAATTCCGCAATTATTGATTCTTATTCGCAATTTATTTACGGAAAAGGATTGACGTCAAAAGACAAAGTTTCAAAAGCATCGAATTGGGCTTATGTTATGTCAACACTTTCAAAATCGGATTTGCGAAAAGTTTGCAAAGATTTCGAAATGTTTGGCGAAGCGTCACTTGAATTGAAATTTCTTGACAATAAATTACAAAAAATTTATCACATACCAAAACAATGCATTGCGCCAGAAATCGCAAACGAAGACGGCGAAATTACGGGATATTATTTTTCTTATGATTTTAGAAATGTAAATAAATACAGACCAACACGTTTTGACGCTTTTGGTTACGGCGAAAAATCAAAAGACGAACGAAGTGAAATTTTTATTATTTCAGATTACCAAGTCGGACAATTTTACTACAAAAATCCTTCTTATATTTCGGGACTTCCTTATTCAATGATGGAATCTGAAATTGCAAACTATTGTATTAATCACATTCAAAACGGATTGTCATTCGGTCACGTTATAAATATGAATACTGGAGTGCAATTGTCTGAAGAAGAAATAATGCAAAACACTCAACAAATAAAAAATCATTTGACTGGATCTGGAAACGCGGGAAAATTCTTTTTGAATTGGAACGACAACAAAGATTCTGAAATTACAATCACACCATTAGAAGTAAGCGACGCACATCAACAATATCAGTTTTTAAGTAGCGAATCACGTCAACAAATTATGACATCGCACAAATTGACTTCTGGTTTGATTGTTGGTGTCGGTGCATCAAGTGGATTTTCTTCAAACGCTGACGAATTAGAAACTGCGTTTCAAGAATTAATGATTAATGTAATTCGACCAAAACAAGAAATTGTTCTTGATAATTTAATGGAAATTTATTCAAGTCAAAACGTTTCAATTGATTTGTCATTTATTTCGCTTCGTGCTTCAGATATTGTTTCTGAAGAAAACGTTCAATCTGAAGTTATTGAAACAAATCTTTCGTATAATGAAACGCAAATTTCAAGTGCAATTGACATTATTGCAAAAGTAAAAGAAGGAATTTTGACACAAGAACAAGCAATTGTTTTCTTGGTTCAATTTTTATCGTTACCAGCCGAAGTTGCGCAAGCAATGTTCACAAATCAAACAATTCCAATTACACAATTATCAAAACAAATTTGTTGTTCAAAAGATAAAACAAACGAAGACGAAGAAATGATTTTGAATCAAATCGCTGAAAGTTTGATTGAATTAGGCGAAGACGAAGACTTGGAAAATTACGAAGTTATTGACGAACGCAAACAAGAAGACGTTCCAGCAATTACGGAATTGACTTTGAAATTGGCTTCAGTTCCAACTTCGTTTCCAAATGTAACAAGCGAACAAGACAACGACATTTTTAAAATACGTTATCAATATGCACCATTAAGAACAAGCGGAAATTCTCGTGAATTTTGCAATAAAATGGTAAGTGCTTCAAAAGTTTACAGAAAAGAAGACGTTTTGTTTGCAAGTCAAAATCCAGCAATCAATCCAGGTTTTGGACCAGGTGGCGCCGACACTTACAATTTATTTTTATACAAAGGCGGTGTGAATTGCTCACATTTTTGGATGCGTAAAATTTATTTAAAAAGAAACAACAAATCAATTTCAGTAAACGAAGCGCAAAGAATTATAAATGAATTAGAACCGAGCGAACGCGCTGGCGCAAGACTGGAAACAAATCCAGTTGAAGTTGCGCAAGTTGCTGAAGCGTCAAACAATTTTTGGAGTTTAGATCCTAATTACAGACAATAAGATGACAACAATACTTTTAAAAGAAAACGAACTTACAAAAAACACGCCTTTGGGCGGAAATATTGACGTCGACAAATACGTTTTAGCGATTGCAGACTTTCAACGCATTCGAGTTGAAGAAGTTCTTGGCGAAACACTTTACAATAAAATTTGTCTTGACTTTGAAAACGACGATTTGGTTGACGAATATTTGACTTTGTACGAAGACTATCTTGTTCCGTTTATAATTCACGGAAGCGCAATGGAATATTTGCTTTTCGGTGCGTATCAAATCAATAATGGCGGAATCACAAAACACAATCCAGCCGATTCAACGTCAGTTGATAAAACTGAAATTGATTATTTGGTGAACCAACAACGAATGAAAATGGAAATGTACGAATCACGTCTTGAAAGATGGCTTTGTAAATTTCATTTGCCAGAATATGTTTCAAATTCAAACAATATTGTAAATCCAATTAAATCAAAATTAGTTTGTGGAAAATGGTATTTACAAAATCCATATTAATATGCGAAAAGTAGACAAACGAACTGAAGAAAATATCAAAAAACTAAAACTATTTTTAAAAAATGCACACACTATTAAACGGAGTAACCACAACAACAACGTCAGCAACAAAAACAATTAACGGAGTTAATACAATTGTATGCAAAGGATTGAAAGGTTACAAGCAATTTATTGATTTCTATATTAGTGTAGACAATGTTCATTTTGTACTTTTTAAAAAGGTAATTTTAGGCGACGAGGTTTTCAGTTTTAATACTGGAAATTGTCATATTTATTGTAAATTTGAAACGGAATTGCAAAACAACAATCCGATTTTTGTTCATATGACTTAATTGTTGAAATTAAAATAAAAAAAATAATAATTAAAATATAAAACCCAATTATGGCAATTGAAATTATAAATGTTGGTGCAAGTCCAAACGACGGAAACGGCGATCCAATTCGCGATGCTTTTATAAAATGTAACGATAATTTCGACGAACTTGACACGACAAAAATTGGCGGTTCTGGAACAGATAATTTTGTGCCTAAATTTAGCGGAACAGATTCAATTGAAAATAGTTTAATATTTGACGATGGTTCGTTTGTTGGTGTTAACACAACAACACCTTCAACAAATTTAGAAGTAAACGGAACAGACTATTCGTTTTCGGCTGGTCGTCAAGCGTCAAACAGAAAAGTTTCAATTGGTTTAAATGACAACGGACAACCTTCAATTCAAAGTTTTGATTCAAGCAATGCGCCAGTAAATTTGACAATCAATCCAAGTGGCGGAAATGTAGGAATTGGAACTTTAAATCCATTATACAAATTTCACGTTAAGACAAATACAAACGGAAATATAGGTTTTAGAAACCCAACTGATTTCAATGCGGGTTGGACAACTGGTTCTGCATTTGGTGTTTTTAATGATGCTGATAATGCAAATGAAAAATTATATATTGAAACTTCACAATTAGGTTTAAATTTAACAAGTCAAGCGAATACATTAATAGGCGGAAACGTTGGTATCGGAACGACTTCGCCTTTGGGGATTTTACATTTATACAAATCTGGTGTTACTACTCGAATGGTAATTGATGGCGATGCGGGACAAAGTAAAATTATAACTTATAGAACTGGCGGTTTACAAAGATTTGGAATGTATTTAAATAATACGGCGGAAAGTGGCTCAAATGCTGGAAGTGATTTTCAAATACGTTCTTATAACGATGCTGGTAGTTTATTGAGTACGCCTTTTTTTATAAAAAGAAGTACGGGAAATGTCGGAATTGGAACGACAAGTCCATCAAATAAACTTGATGTCAATGGAAATATAAATGTCCCCTCAACAAATTTTTTCAGATACGATGGCGATACGGGTTTAATTGGTTCAGCGACTACAATAGGCGGTTCTTCAAATCAACTTGGAATTCGAGCAAGTAACGATATTTTATTTGCCACAAATGGTGCTAATGAACGTATGCGTATCACATCAAATGGAAACGTAGGAATTGGAACGACAAGTCCAGGTGCAAAATTACAAACAAATGTTGCACCATCTGGATTTCAAGATGACGGAATTCGAGTTACTGACGGCACAAGAATTATTCAAACAATGATTGTTGGAAATCTTTATAATTATCGCGATGTAGGACCAAATGAAACTATGCTTTATAGCACTGGCAATCCATTAAATATTGTTTCAGACGGGCAACCAATTAAATTTACTGCTGGAACAAATGAAAGAATGCGTATTGATACAAGTGGAAACGTTGCAATTGGAACAACAAGTCCAAGTGATAAACTTGATGTTAACGGAATTACTTCAAGTCGTTTAGGTTTAAATGTTGGTGCTAATTCATTAGGAACAGACAGAATGTTTCAAATAAGCGGAACTGCTTTCACGACTGGCTCTTCTCAATTTGCTATTGTTAACAATCCAAGTATGGGTTCTTTGACAACGTTATATGGTTACTATGGTGGAATAACTGCTACGAGTGCTACAAACTCTTATGCAATGTATCTTGAAACCACAAGCGGAACAATAACAAATAAATATGGAGTTTATCAAGCGGGAACATCAGACAAAAACTATTTTGCTGGAAACGTTGGTGTTGGTTTAACACCAAACAATTGGTTTTCAGATTTTAAAGTAGTTCAATTAGGGACATCTGGTGGCTCAATAGCAAATGATGACTGGAACGGGTTTACTGAAATTCTTAATAATGTTTACGGAAGTGCAAGAAATACATATACAAGAATTCAAAGTTTAGGTGCTACAAGATATAGTCAACAATTTGGCACACACGCTTGGTTTGTTTCGGGTTCGGGAAGTGGTGGCGGAACCGTATCTTTTACACAAGCAATGACATTAAATTCAAGCGGAAATGTAGGTATCGGAACGACAAGTCCAACTTCTAAATTGCACGTTGTTGGTAATACTCAATTAGGAAATTTATACTTAAATTCAAACATTGAGTATAATGGTTCAATTGGATCTGATTTTTATATTAGTACTACACAAGGCGGTGGAATAGTTTATCAAGCAGACCAAAACGGACATAGATTTCAAACTTATTTAGGTGCTTGGCTTGACAGATTAATAATTGCAGATAGTGGCAACGTTGGAATTGGAACGACAAGTCCAACTTCTAAATTGCACGTTGTAGGTTTGCCAGAATATGCAACAAACGCTTTGGCAATTGCTGGCGGTTTAACAGTAGGTGCGTTTTATCATACCGCTGGAGTTTTAAAAGTAGTAATATAATTTAATAAATAAATAAAAATGACGAATTACAATTGGACTATTTCAGCGATGGAATGCGTAAAAAAAGAAAATGATTTAACTGATGTTGTTATCACAATACATTGGCGATACAATGCAGAAAAAGACGGGTTTAATGCTGAAACTTATGGTGCAACTTCAGTTCCTTTGCCTACTGGTGAAGAATTTACGCCTTATGAAGACTTAACAAAAGACCAAGTTGTTGGCTGGTTAGTGTCTGAATTAGACGTTGAAGCAATGAATGAAAATTTAAACACACAAATTGAATTGTTAATCAATCCGATTAACGTAACTTTGCCAGCACCATTCGAAAATTAATTAACAAATAAAATTTAAAATTATGGAAACCAAACAAGCAATTGAAATTTTAGTGCAAGTTGCACATTTAGCGCAAAAAGGCGGATTGTTACAATTAGGCGACGCCGTATTTGTAGCGCAAGCAATTGAAACATTAACACCGAAACAAGACGAAGAAATTTCTGAATAAAAAATGAAAACATTTTTAATCTATTTGTCTGTTTCTTTTTGTCTTTTCTTTGCACCAATAAAAGGACTTTTGATTGCCGTCGGAGTTGCAATCGCACTTGATACGATATTCGGAATTTTTAAAGCAATACGAATAAAAGAAGAAATAAATTCAAGACGAATGTCAAACATTGTGTCTAAATTTGTTTTATATCAAATGTCCGTTTTATTGTTGTTTGCAATAGACAAATTTTTACTTGGTGAATTTTTTAAGATTTGGTTTCAAATAGATAATTTTTTTACAAAAGTTGTCGCAATTATTTTGATATTTATTGAAATGACTTCAATCAAAGAAAATTTTGAAGTTGCATTCAAAGTAAATATTTGGAAACTTTTAAAAACCACAATTCAACGCGCTAAATATATCAAGAATGAAATTGAATAACGAAGGATATAATTTAATAACAAAGCACGAAGGACTTGTTTTAAAACCTTATTTGTGTCCAGCAAAAGTTCCGACAATTGGTTACGGAAATACTTACTACGAAGACGGAAAACGCGTCACGTTATTAGACAAACCAATTACAAAAGAACGCGCATTCGAAATGTTCAAAGAAATTGCGGACCGATTCGCAAAAGCCGTGTCGCAAAGTTTAAGTTCAGACGTAAATCAAAGACAATTTAATGCGTTGGTTTCATTTGCTTACAATGTAGGTGTTGCAAACTTTAAAAAATCGACATTATTAAGAATTGTAAACGTAAATCCAAACGATAAACAAATTGAAAATGAATTTAGAAAATGGACCAAAGCAAATGGCAAAGTTTTATCTGGACTTGTCAAACGTCGTCAAGACGAATCGAACTATTATTTTTCAATATAGGGACATTATTTATATTTTAATAATACTTTTATTGTTATTGTTTAGAAGTAGTCGCAAAACGCAAGAAAACAACATCATTCAAAGCGAAAACAAAATTGATTCGATTGACAAACAAATAATTCAGACAAAATCTAAAATTAT